CGTGTTATCGCTTTTTCTGACATATACCTTAATAATAACAGACTTCTCCTTGCACTTCGAGCACCAATTGAGCTTTTGCTTAGACACGTAGACCTCCTACGCTTTTGCGTTTCTAACTACGTTTAATATAGCCTTGATATCCGCTTCAGAGTAGCAACCATCAATAGCTTTGATGATATACTTATTGTCTCCATAAGCTCTGAATTGAATTTTAGGAGAATGCCAAGACTCCCCAAATTTAAGCTCAAATACCTTTTCGTAACGATAATCATTACCAGCTCTATATCCGTAAGAGCCTTCAGTAATATCTTCTCCAAAAGTTCCTTTGGCATTCTTGAGAAGCTCCTTTGAAGTATTCTTCGACCTAATTTGAGAGTCAACTTCAAATCTTGCTTCTTCTAGTTGCTTACGAATTAACTCAACCAACTTAGTTGACGATTGTGTTTTGCGAATATCTTTTCTATTGTAGGAGCCATTTTTTCTAACCTCCCACCACAACCCATCTTTAGAAACTGTTACCTTAATATTGAAGCCATTATATACTTCTTCTTTCGCTAGGGAAATAAAACCAGGTTTCTCTAGGTACTCTTCTAAAGTATACTGTAGTTTTAACTTTAAAGTGCTAGCTAGTTCACTCCAATTTTGATACACTACTTTATGTTTTTCTATTGCAGCAGCTTTACGTAGAGCTTCTCTTTCTTCTACTTTGGCTTTGTGGGCTTTAATAACATCAGACGTATCAAAAGTAACTCCTAAGACCTTCATCTTCTCCTCATCGAAACCTTCAATGAATACTAGATGAACCGTTTGACCATTTGAATACTGATATCTTGAACGAATAGCAGCTTTATAATCTTTTTCTTTAACACGAACTATCACATCTGAATCGTTACCACGTTCACTCAAAACTATTGGTGATACTAAATCAACTTTAATTACATTTACATCAGTCTGGTTCGTCATCGTATTCTCCTTTTTTGGTATTACCTTAATATAGCGATTCTTTAATCCCCTATCTGCTTCTATGCGGACTTTAGACCGCTAAATTGCTGGCTTGGATACGGTTGTGTGTGCGGTTTAGGCGTTAATCCTTTAAAGAAGCATCCATAAATCTATGTGCTTCTTCTGACGTACGAAACTCAATAATGACTTTATTAGGTGATGAATAACTCCAAGCTCTTTTTTTGACGCCATTAGCACCTAATTCATTATTGAATCTTTGGAGCTTTTCAACTTGCTGTCTTAAGTCTGCTATTTGAACATTACGTTGGTGGATTTTTTTAGTGAAATAATTAACAACATCGCCTAAAAATAAATCACCGTTTTTAACTCGTTGCTCAATTGCTTCTGACATATTTCCGGTTTCTTCATTAAATAATCTCATCATGTTATTCTCCGTTTCTATATCCGAAGCCAGCAATCTAGTAGCATTAGGGACGGGCAGGTTTGCTAGAACCAACCCGTTTTTCCAAGATTTGACAAAGGCGTTCAGAGTCTTTACCGTTCCTCTTGAGGGGATTAGGTGTCCCACTTATCGCCTTTGTCATCTCCATGAGTGCTTGTCAAGTTTACTGGGATATCCCTGGTGGCATGCTAAGGTTTTTCTCCCTAGTAGTTCCAACCTCATCCCGGTTTTCGTAAAGAGCATCTATTTACTACAATAATAGTATAACTCATATATTAAAGTATCAAAGGATTATTTTAATTATTTTGGTTTTGAGCAATAGTTGTAAGTTGTTGGGTTTGAGTATACTTACAACTAAAAAATCTCCTATATGAAACTATTTTGGGTATTGAGAATTAATTCTTTTTTGAAACTCTTCGCAAACTTACTTTCTATATTGCTTAGTATACTTCTCAATATTGCACAATAAATGAGCAATATTACTTAACATGTAATAAGCAAATATACTATAGAAAAATTATTTTTATAAAACGTAAAGTATTTTGGCAGATTTTGGCTCACTATTAATATGAGGGCTGAACAAGCACGGCAAAAGAAACCAGAGCGGTCAGGAACTTTCGTCAGATGGAAACTGGGAATATACGAAAGACTTGATAAACTGAGACAAGAGATTTCTCCCTTGTTGTGTAGCACTAAACACGCTTTGGAAAACAAACAATACTGAAGAAGTATTGGGCGATTGCTAGCTCAATAGCAACTAATTTTGTTAATTCCTGATGGGTATCCCTCAATAGGTGCAAACTATGTGTAATAATTACTTGTATCAGAAAACTACGATGAGTAGATATTCTGGACAAGAAAAAATACGTCCAGAATATAACTCTAGAAAACAAGAAGATAGAAACAAAAATACTATCAACAAATACTGATACAGTTTTATGATGTTACTCAAAAAATAGGGTTAAGAAGGATGACATTCAGAATAGTTCTACTTTTACTTGATTGTTTGAAATTGAGTAATCTTTCTACTCTACTCAGTAACTGGGGGAGGTTTTGATGGATAGTAAATGCGGTAGTTGTTTATATTTTAAAACAGAGTTTGGTATATTAACATTTAGAGAAAAGACTCCTAGGGAACTTTATGGATGTGGGGCTGGTCAATTTAACATTACAGCGGATAAAAGTAAACTCCCTAAAGAGTGTAACGTATTTAGGGTAGAACCGTATATTGCCAAAACGTAAAGTATTTTAAGGTTTTTTGGCTCTATATAAATAAGGGGTTGTTAATGTTTGATATATCTAAAAAATCAGCTATAGCTTTAAGTAAGGTAGTGGCAGGAGCTGGTGAATTGACTGCTATAGATAAACTACAGCTTTACACATTTTGTTACGAATTTCCAAGTATAACGTATTTAGGGTTGTTGGAGAAAAAAGAGAAATATTTACCTGTTAAAACTGATTTACCGGATAGTAAATTAGATGAATTGGTAAATGTGTATTTAGCTTATAAGAATTTAGTTGACCGTCAGTTGAATTCAATTGCTGTTCGTATGTATGAAGATACTTGCATTAAAATACGGGTTCGGGAAATAATCTACGAGCCTTGTTGGTATTTACCCTTCTTTGCAAAGTTTGTAAGAGAAATAGACCCCAATCAATATTTGGAATATCAAGGCTGGGAGGAAGTTTTACTTGTACCAGCTATACGTGGTCTATCCAGAGTAGACATAACGAAAGTAGATGTTAAATTGATAAAGGAGTTTTACCTTAAAACAAAATTAAAGTCAAAAAGTATATCTAGAATCTATAAGGATATGGCTACAGCATCTTTGAGTAGCAGAGAGATGAGTTGGGAGATGATGTCTCAAAAAGAGTTGGAGAAAGAGGTTGGTAATATTGTTGATTCAAAATTATTTGGTAAATGTGTTTATTTAGCGAGATTAGAAAATGAATTTAAAATATCCCCCGTTTAGTACCGTAACAGGAATACCTAGAGTTCATCAAGAAAATAGTCTTGTGAACTTTGAAAATTACTATACTAGAGAGCTTTACAGTGATTTGGAAAAAATAGCCTTACAAGTGGTAGACGGAGATTTCAAACATAATTACTTAATATTATGTGGCTCCCCTGGTTCAGGTAAGTCTCATTTTCTTGTGGGCTTATATAAAGCCCTTGTTGGTAAGCTGGGATACATACACGGGGATGGGGCATTGTTTATTACTTTCTCAGACTTTATGACGGAGATGATAGTTCGGTTTGGAAAAGAAGTGCACTCTATGCGAGAGTTACTTGTGGATTATTGGAGTGCGTCTTGGTTGTTTCTTGATGATGTGACTTCAACAGAAAGGGTGTTTAAAGTTGACTCTATGGAAAATACGGTGTTTAGGGATACACTTATAGAAAGGTGGGATACGCAAAAACGACTAGCATTTACGTCTAATTTCTCCAGAGAAGATTTGATAAAATTTATAACAAACTCTTACGGTCAATATGTAGCTAGTAGGGTTGTATCATCATCTACTATAATCGAGTTTCCAAAAAAAGACTTTAGATTTGCCAGAAATAAGGTTGCTAAATGAATTGGACTCTTATTATTCGGTTGTTATCTACTAATAAAATCTTTTTCTTAACGTGGATTGATAAATTTAAGTTGATGGTAGGGGATATAGCCATAACCAAACTTATAGATGATGCACAAGAAATCTACACTAAGACACATCGTCTTCCTACCCTAGATGAGTTGCGGTATACAATCTCCAATTCAGATTTGATTAAGGAGGTAAAGCAAAAATCTCTACAATATATTAAGGATGCGGAAGAAATTACTGTTGTTGAATCAGATGTGGATGGTTGTAATGAGATACTTAGTAGGGAGATTACTCGTCAAGGTCTTGAGAAATTAACATTAGATGTTGCTCAGAATATTCATAAGTATAGTTTTGATGATGTTTATGATAAGCTAAAGAGTTTCTCCTTAACCTACAAAACTTCCCCGGATACTCTAGGAATAGATATACGAGATTTGCAGAGAACTCTTTCTATGATAAAATTTAGGGAGGGGGAGAAAATACCGACGGGTATAGATGATTTGAATAATGCTTTATACGGAGGGCTTGGTGTTAATGAACTTTTTTGTGTAATGGCTCATAGTGGTAGAGGTAAAACATCGATGTTGGTAAATCTATTTTATGGGGCGTTACTTAATGGGTTTGACGCAGCTTACTTCTCATTAGAGATGAGTGAGAGGGATATATTGCGAAGATTCTATAGACGTGTTACGTATAAAACTAAACAGGAATTACATGATGAGGATAAAAAATGGTCTAATACTATTGAACGATTTTTTAAATTAACTAAAACTGCCGGTAGAATTTTATATTATCCTACAGGAACAATAGGGGTATTTGATATTGAGATTGCTCTTGATAGGTTGCGGGATTTGTATGGTTTTGAACCTAAAATGATAATTGTTGACCATATTGATTTATTAAAGCCTCCTAAGATAGGATATAAGGTTGAGAATTATATAGCATTAAAACTAATAACAGATGCTTTGAGAAATATTGCTTTAACTAGGGGAATTGCGGTTGTAACGGCATCCCAGGCTACCAGGGCTTCATTTAATAAAATAAAGCTATCCCAATCAGATATTGCGGATAGTTATGGTAAAATTCAATCCTCAGATGTAGTTGTAGCTTTGTGTCAAACAGAAGAGGAATTAGCTAATCATAGAATGAGAGTAACTTTTGTTAAAAATCGTGACCATATACCTGGTAGAGAGATTGAAGTATATATTGATTGGGATAAGATGCTAGTAAGTGATTTGGCATTTGCAAAAGCCAATGGATGGATTCAATGAACGAATTACTTAATGCATGTAATTTACTAGGTTGGGATACTAGGGTTCGTCAAGAGGAAATTTTGATTAAAGTCTGCCCCTTTTGCGGTAACCCAAAATGGAATTTTCAGTTATCAGCTACTAAGGGATTGTATCATGCTTGGTGTTGTAATGCTGGAGGCAGTCTTCGTGGTTTGTCAAAATTCTTTCCTTTAGGGGATATTGTAAAATATAAAAAATACGTAAAAGAGGTTGAGACATTTGGGTTAACAGAAAATGATTTAAGCTCCTTAAAAATATTCAGTGAATTTACAGAATTAAATAAGTTGACTAAAAAGAATGCCCTTATCGTAGAAGATTTTCTTAGAAAAAGGGGTATAACTTTACCTGAAGCTTTAGAATATAAAATACGATTTGGGGATGAGAAGATTTTTACAGACGAAACCCTAAAAAAGAGGTATACTAACAGGGTAATAGTTCCCTTGTTTGATATTTCTGGTAACCTAGTTTTCTTCACGGGACGTTCTGTGGAGCGGGATACAAAACTTAAGTATATAAATTGTGATGTTAGGCGTAAGAGATTTTTACCAGTCTATTTGGGTAATAAGCACCAAAATACTGTTTTATTGGTAGAAGGAGTGTTCGATTCAATTGCTATTCATCAAGCAGGTTATTCAAGTATACCATTGCTGTCTATGGATATATCTGAGTTGCAGTTATTTGCTTTGATGGGTGTAGGGTTTAAGAATATAGTTATTGCTCTTGATGCGGGTGAGTTCGAGAACTCGTATAAGTTATATAGAAGATTATTGAAGGTAGGACTTAATCCGTATGTATTGTTACGGGAGGGGGACGATTTTGATTGTATATCTAGAGAAGAAATAAAAGTTATGGTGGAGAGAACGCTAGAAGCTAACTCGGAAGAAGTAAGAGAGAATATGTTTTTTGCTAAAGTTGCTTGTACTATGAAAGATAGAAGATAATGATTATAGAGGTATACCCATCATTTTGTAAAGTTTTAGGTGCATCAGTGGAGGAGTTGAAGAATTTGAGGGAGTTTTTATCTATAGAAGTTCCAGGAGCTAAGTATACGCAGTTGTATAGAAAGCATATTTGGGATGGGACTAAGAGTTTTTTCTACAAACCTTCTGGTAAATTCCCTATTGGTTTTCTTAATAGAGTAAAAGAGAATTTCTTTCTTACTGAAAAACAGATAGTAGATAAAAGAAGAGTGATTGATTTTAAATATATGATACCTAAATTAATTGGTATGGAATTACGTGATTATCAAAAAGACACTATACTACATTGTTTGGATTATAAGAATTGTATGATAGAGTCTGCTACTAATTCAGGTAAGAGTGCCGTAATTGCAAGTCTTTGCCGAGTATTTAAGGATTTTAAGGTTTTAATACTTATACAAAGGATAGAGCTTTTGCGGCAATTACGAACAATGATAGAAGATTTGACGGGTATTCCGACTGGGTTTGTGGCGGCATTTGATAGAGATGTTCGTAGAAATATTGTTGTGGCTATGGTTCAGACGTTGGAGAAACGAATTGAGGTTGATGAGGATATAACTTACTTTTATAAGAATACGGATATATTAATGGTTGATGAAGCACACCATACTAAGTCCTCTACCCATCAAAAACTTTTAGCTAGTTCAGGGGCAGTAATGAGGTTTGGTTTTAGCGGTACAGTTCCTCCAGAGGATACCTATGATGGTTGGATGTGTAGAATGTATATAGGGGATGTTGTTGTAAAAATATCCAATGATGAGTTAATTAAACGTGGTATTTCTGCAAAGCCATATTTAACTATGATTGAAAATGATGTTAGCTTTGTAAATCATTTTGCGGATAGAGTTAAAGCTGCTGATACTTTGGAAGAAAAAAGAAAGATAGCTCAAACTGTATTTAGGGATGTTGTTAGAGAAGGTATAGTGAGAAATAGTATTCGTAATGGTCTTATTATTGATATTCTTAAAAAAGATAGAGAAATAGACAAATCAACTTTAGTAATTGTTGACATGCTTGAGCATGGGGATGAGTTGCTTAAGTTGTGTAAGGAATCAAAATTGAATGCTAGGTATGTTCAAGGAAACTCTATTGATAGGAGAGATTTGGTTAGGGGATTTGCCGGTGGATTATTCCCTATTTTGATATCTACTACTATTCTTGATGAGGGTATAGACATAAGTGGTATTAATACTCTTATACTAGCCTCTGGTAAAAAAAGTAAAAGACAGTATTTGCAACGAGTTGGTCGAAGTTTGCGTAGAAAGCAAGAGGGAGAGAATATTGTTAGTATTTATGACTTTATGGATTTAGGAAATAAATTTCTTGAGAAGCACTCGAAGATAAGAAAAAAGATGTATCTTGATGAAGGATTTGACGTAAAAATAATGGCCAAAACGTAAAGTATTATCTACTTTTTTGGCTCTCTAATAACAAGGGCATACAAGAATAAAAGGAGGAATCAAATGGCAGAAGAGTTGAAAGTTAAAGTAGCTAGAATTAAAGAGGTATTGGAACGAGTGTCTTGTGGGGTAATAAATCAAGTAGTTCTTGAAAAAGAAGGTGTAGTAAGTGTAACTGATGATACTAGAAGTATATTTGCGTATTGTAAGGATGAAGTTTTGGATTTTAAGGAAGATTTAGGTATTTACAATTTAAAACTTTTTCTTGCCTTTTTGACTACTGCAATGGGTTATGATAAAATTACATCCATAGATATTAAAGCCAACAGACTTTACTTAAGTTGTGACGGGGATACCTATCAATATCTGCTTGCGGACTCTAAGTTGATATCTCAACGTATTAAAGAACCTGTTGTAACTTTGAATAAAATATCAGCAAAAGAGCTTTTGGCTGAAGTAGATTTGGGGAGTAAGCTTACAGCTATTGCTGGTGCGTTGTCTTTGTTGACTACTACTGATGTTGGATATTTTAGGGTAACAGATGGTAAACTTGTTTTAGAGATAGGAACGGATATTGAGCATAAAATTAGCATAACATTGCATACGGATTTACCAAAGACTACGAAAACTGATTGGAAAGTCTCTACAGTATTATTAGGTCGAATTTTAACTTCAGCAACAGGAGTTAAGGAAGTAATGCTGGAGCTTAGAAAAGATTGTCCATTAATATTTAAGTTTTCTGGTTTGTTTATTGCTTTGAGTACTACTGCTGAGAAAAAGGAAAAATAATGGAAAGTACTAGTAGTTCTAGCCTTTGGGTAGAAGAGTTTAGACCTAATAAAATATCAGATATGATATTATCTGATTATCAAACGGAGTTGTTTAACAAGTTTTTGGTTGAAAAGAGTATTCCACATCTTCTTCTATATGGTAATGTAGGCTCTGGTAAAACTACTATTGCTAAGATTTTGTTGAGTACTATTGATTGTGATAGTATGGAGTTAAATGCTTCGTCGGATAGAGGTATTGCTGTGGTTAGGGATAAAATTCTTCAATTCGCTATGATACAAAGCTTAAAGCCATTGAAGATAGTATTGCTAGAGGAGGCTGATGCTGTTACGTATGACTTTCAATACTCATTACGTAATCTTATGGAAACTTATTCGGATAATACTAGGTTTATTTTGACTTGTAACTATTCCAATAAGATAATTGAACCTATTCGCTCACGTTGTCAATTGGTAGAGTTTAGGGAGTTCGGTAAACCTGCTTGTTTTAAGCATTTGAGTAAAATTCTAGAGTTGAAAGGTATTACGTTTGATAAGGGGGATTTGCTTACTATTGTTGACTCTTACTATCCTGATATCAGAACAATGGTAAATACTCTTCAGTTGAATTCTTCTGAGAAAGTGCTAGATATTACACATCTGAAACGATTTATGGATTTCTCAGACGTGGTAAATTGGGTTAAGAAAGGGGATTATAAGCAACTGCGTCAAAATACCTATAAGTTCAGTTTTCTAGATGTTTATAGGTATTTATTTGATAGGGTGGATGAATTTGAATTTTCTAATGATGAATTAAAATTAAAGGCTTCTCTTGTATTGGCAGAATATATGAAATGGGATAATATAGTGGCGGATAGGGAAATAAACTTCTCAGCGTGTATGTTAGAGTTAATGTCCTTACTAGGTTCGGTTAAATAATGGGACAAGAATTCTTTTCTAATATCGATAATCTATTTCTAAAGAAGAGAGCTATTGATTTGAAAGAGGTTGGTCCTCAGGCATGGCAAATAAATAGGTATTTAAGTATGGATAAAGATTTGTTATTACCTATTAGTTTATTCAATAGATACCTTTTCACACTTAAGGAAAGGTACTATGTTCTTCTTGATAGGTTTATACCCAAGATGCCTGGAAAGCCTAGGATAACATATTACAAAAAACCTGCTACGGAGGAGGCTTGTAGTAGAATAGCTCTTATGTATAATATATCTGTAAGAGAAGCAAGTCAATATCTAGAACTTTTGAAAGTTAAAATGGGGGATGAGGTGTATACTTATTTAGGTATAAACAAAGAGGAGATACATGCCTGATTTAAGTGAGTTTTTAACTGGTAGTTCTGAGTCCGACGTATTTAAAGAGCGTCAACGGGTTATTGAGCAGGCAGAAAAAGATTTACCTGCTTCAGATGTTCGTAAGAAGGAGATTGAGCTTTTTGCCCCCAAGGATTTACTAACTTTTTTTAAATGGAGTGATGTCACTACTTACTTCGATTCTGTTAAAATATATTTTTCAAGTAAGGAATATTATGGTTTGTTCAGAAAGCATTTTAAGGTGAGTGAATATCTGGAGGCAAATACATACCATATAGAACATCTTATAGCATTTTTAGTAGCTTTAGAGAAAGGGTATATTAAAATAGAGGTAGATGGAGATGACATAATACTTAAATCAGAAAAACCATTTGAATTGGGAGTTACTAATGGATGAAAAAGAAGTACAAGATATTGATAATCTACCGTTGGAGTGGTTACGGGTAAATTATTCTAGGACTTGTGATGCCAAAGACCATTACTCATCCCCTAGATTATCCTCTGAGTATTTAGATTGTTCGATGCCCCTAACATTCGATTCTTACAATTTCTGTAGTTACTCATGCAAATATTGCTTTGCTGCTTTCTTCAAAGGAAATAACCCTATGCTTAAGGGGGAAGGGTTACAGCTTAAATCCGTTGATGTTAAGAAGATGGAACGTATGATTACTGGTAAAATGCCAAATGACCTTTATTGGAAGTTTTTCTTTAGTAAAAGGTATATTATGCAATGGGGTTCTATGGCAGACCCATTTTGTAACTTTGAAAAGACTAATAAAGTGGGGGAGCAATTAATTAAACTATTTGGGGATAATAAGTATCCAATTAGGTTTTCGTTTAAGGGTCAAGAGATTCAGACATATTTACCATTGTTCGAGAAGTATAAGGAGGCTAAGAATTTTGTATTTCAGTCCTCTATTATAGGAGTAGACCCTGTATTGGCTAGTAAAATAGAGGTTGGGGCTCCTAGTCCTGACTTTAGGTTTAAAATGTTGGGTAAATTGGGGGAGATGGGTTATTGGACTATACTAAGATTACGTCCATTTGTTATTGGGTTTAGTGATATAGGTTTAGACGAGTTACTTGAGAATTGTAAAAAGTATAAGATACGTGGTATATCTATGGAGTTCTTTGCTTTGGATTTTAAGTGCTCCAAGGAGGTAAGAAAACAAGTTACTAGATTAGGGGATTTATTGGGTTATGATATTGAAAGATACTATAAGGATTTATCCTCGCATAGAAGAGGCTCTTATATGCGGTTAAACAGGGATGTTAAAGAAAGATGGGTTAGAAAGATTTACAAATTCTGTTATGACAATAACGTAGTATTTGGTTGTTCTGACCCAGATTATAAAGAACTTAATATGAGTGGTTCTTGTTGTGCGTTACCGGAATCCTTTCCAGAAAATCCTGAAATATGTAATTATACGAGATGTCAACAGACGGATAAATTACGGTTGTTACGTAGAAATTACTGGAGAGGTAAAAGAGGGGACGATATACAATTGAAATTTGGTAATGTTGTTAATGGCGACCCTAAGTTTCAGGATTTTCTGCATAATAATAGGTTGTTTGGAAATGATATTGTGTATAAAACATCGTACTTAACGTCTGAGGTTGTAAATACTACTCCAGCTTCATGTATGCGTAAGTTTTGGAATAACCTACGTTCGCCTAATGCTCCTATGAACTATTTTGAAGGGAAGGTTATGCCTGTGGGACGTGATGAGGACGGTAATTTGGTTTACGAATATAAAGTACATCCATATGAAGAGTATTGGACTAAAGATTTGGGCATAGACTTAGGGAGGTATTAAGTGAAAATTGCATTTGTGGCGTTTCCACTAGAGTTTGTTGGTGGTACAAAGACCAGGCTTTATATAATGAAAGAGGGTTTCGAAGAGCTAGGGCATACAGTTCAAACATTTTATATTACTACTAATACTACTAGAAAACCTGAGCCATTAAAGAATGAGTTCTCAATACCTAACATATTGGGGTTTGAGAAGACAGAGTGGTTGTCTGAGTTAAGCGATACTTTGTCAAAATACGATGCTTATTTATTTTTTGGGGGTTGCCCTCATTTACTTAAAAACTATAAGAAAGAGGAATGGAAGAAAATATACGATGTTGTAGATACGTCTAAGATTATTATTTCTATTACAGATTCATATATACGAAAATATTACCCTTGGCTGATTCCTATTATAGAGGGTAAGCATATTAAGCTTTATTCTAATCACGAGAGAACTGCTCAATCTATTGAAGCAATTAAGACAATGAAGAGAAATCTACCTTTACCAATTAAAATAAAAGATGGTATGGGTATTTATGAAGATACTAAAGAAAATCTTATATTGGATATTTGTAATTTTAAGGGTTGTAAGCATAAACATTTGTTATTTGAATTCGGTCAACTACAACCGTATAAAATAAAAGAGTTCGGGGATACCAATAACCCTGCTTTTTATCAGTTCGAGCAAGCTTTAAAATTAGCTCATAATTGGGATATTGAGGTTTTGGGTTGGCAGGAGCAACAAGTCATATTTGATAGTATGAAAAAAGCTAAATTCGGTCTTGACTTGTCCAGGTTCGGTGATTTTAAAGTAAATATGGATAATGTTATTTTAGAATACGCAGCTCATGGTGCTGTACCAATTACACTTTTACCGTTGGGGGATAGTGAACCATTAAAGTATATTAATTTGATGTCTCCAGCAGATTTGGATAAATTAAGTAATGATACTTGGAGAAGAGAGGTTGCTAAGTCTAATTTTGAGGAGGTGAAAACGCACTACAATTATAAGAAAGTTTGTTCAGGTATTTTGGATTTCTGGGGCGAGAAACCAGTATTGGAAGAGTCCACTTACTGGTAAATTAAAGGAGGAAGTGATGACGCAGATTCAGGATTTAAAAACGGAAATGAAAGGTATGGTAGGGCAAATTGTTGCAAAGAAGGAATGTAGAAATGCTCTTAAGCTTGCTAAGAAGGAATTGACTAGTAAGATAAAGGCAACGAAAAAACGTATTAAAGAGCTTAAAAAGGCTAAAGAAGATGCTTCTGTAGTTAGGGAGGAATTGAATGTTCTTAAGGGTCAGAAGATAGGTAAAACAGCTGAGATACTAACGGTAAAAATTGCTATAGTTGACTTGCGTAAGTTGAAAGTAGCATTACGTAATAAGATTAAATCAATTAAGTCCAAGGACTAAAATTGGTTGTTTTTATTGAACCGCATTATGATGATTTTATTTTGTCTGCAGGTATTTACTCTACTAAAAATCCTGTTGACGAAGTAATTACTGTATTTAAAAGCAAGAAGAATACTGGTGGGTCAAGAGCTTTAAGCAAAGACCTAGGAAAAACATACATAGAATTGGGTTTTCCCAATATTGATTGGAAAAATCCTAGTGTGTTGTTTGAACCTAAGGATTTACTTAATGCTCTTGACCCATTATTGTTGAAGTCGAACCTTATTCTTACAGTTTTAGGTGTAGGTAATCCAGCTCATTTTTTCTTAAGAGAATTTATAATTAAGAATTATGTTAAGAAGACTTCAGTATTTTTCTTCAGGGATTTCCCCCATTCATACGATTCTACTAAGCTAGGTAATTTACCATTTAGTCAATATATTAGAGATTTTAAAAAGGTTAGTTCTATTGGTTCTACTGTAGAGTTTACTAGTAAAGTAGAGTTGTTTAAAAAGTATTACCCGTCCCAGAAGAGTTTGCTTTGGTTTGAGCGAGAGCAGTTTGATAATCCAGTACCAGAAGAAGTATATGAGTATACTGGATTATCTAAACATGAAGCCATATGGTAAAAAATATTGCTAGACTTTTAGAACTATCAGGTAAAAGGGATAGTTGCAGTAAATGCACTCTTTTAGGTAGAAAGTTTGTTCCAGCTTTTTACCCTAAAGTATCCCCTAAGAATATTATTATGGTAGTAGGAGAGGCTCCTGGGTACGAAGAAGTAAATCAAGGGGAACCATTTGTAGGTAAAAGCGGTCAACTTCTGCGTGAGTGCTTAAAGGAAGTTGGCTTTACTGTAGATGAGTTGGTATTCTCTAATGTGTGTAAGTGCCACCCAGATAATAATGAAACTCCTACAACGGACGAAATAAATTATTGTGTACCACATTATCTTGAGAGGGAAATAGAGTTGATTAAGCCTCAGTTGATAATTGCCGTAGGCTCTGTGGCTTTTAAAGGTTTAAGATTAGGAGATAAGATTACGGAGAGTAGAGGTCAAGTAGTTTATTTACCTAATGATATTGCAGTATTTCCTACGTATCATCCGTCTTATATTTTAAGAAATTATGCGTTTATATCTGTTTTTAAAAGTGATTTGAGAAAAGCATATAATTTACTATTCGTAGAGTCCTCCTTTAAGGAAGATAAATGTTTGATAGTAACTAATTCAGACGATTTAAAGAGTTTTGATTCCTTTTACTTGGACTGTAAGTCAAACAAATCTGTTGTGTCTATTGATATTGAAACAAATAATATGTTAAATCCATTAGAGGTTGGTAGTTCGTTGGTTTGCGTAGGTATTTCAGATGGGGATAAGTCTTTTTGTGTTGTTATAAACCATCCGGATATAGTTGATTTAAAATATAGAAATGATAGTATAGAGTCCTTAAAAAAGTTTATGTCTGATAAGGATATTGGTAAAATAGGTCATAATTTGATTTTTGATTATAAGTGGTTGGTTAGTCGTGGTATTGAAGTAAATAGGATTTTAGGCGATACTATGGTAATGGCACATATTATTGATGAAAATCGTAAAGAGAGGGATTACGGTTTAAAAGTATTGGTTATGGAGTATTTTGGTTGTTATAAACATCATATGGATTTGGAGAGTATTAATGAGCTTGGATTATACAATTGTGAGGATGTCTACTATACTAAAAAGCTTTATGATATATTTTGGAACAAAATGGATTTAGGGCAGAGAGGACTTTTGAGGGATGTTATATCCAAAGGGATACCTGTATTAGCTCAAATGGAGCTTGAGGGTATACAAATTGATTTGGAGTATTGTGTGGAGTTGTCAAGAACATTAGTCTTGGAGCAACAAGACAGAGTAGTTGAATTAGATTCGTTGGGATTTAAAGGAGTTAATCTTAATTCTAATGACCAATTAGCAAAAGTTATATTTGATGATTTTCAAGAGATACCTACTAAAGTAACTAAGACCGGTAAAAGGTCTGTTGACGAAGAAACAATTGTTTATTTTGCTAATGAAAGAAATAAGGAATGGGCTAAAGTTATTTTGGAGTATAGAAGAACAGAGAAAATGTTGACTACATATATTGATAAGTTTTACGAGTTGGCGGATAGTAATAGTAGAGTTAGAGGTCAATTTCATATGATTGGAACAGTAACAGGTAGATTATCTAGTTCTAAACCTAATCTTCAGAATATATCAAAAGATAGTAGAGTTTTACGGATGTTTACAGCCACTCAAAACTATAAATTCTTCTATTTTGATTTTAGTCAGATTGAATTGTGTATTGCTGCTTCTGTTGCTAATGAGCGAACTATGATAAAAATGTATAAGGATGGTAAGGATATACATAGATTTACTGCTTCTAAAATACTTAATAAACCAGAGTCTGAGGTTACTAAGGATGACAGACAAAAAGCAAAAGCTGTGAATTTTGGCTTTTTATATGGAGCAGCAGCTGAGACTTTTCAAAGAACTGCTAAGGCTGATTACGGGGTAAATATACCTATTACCCAATGCGAAAGGTTTCGTAAGACTTTCTTTGAAACCTTCTCAGATTTATCTAGTTGGTATGAACTGGTAAAGTCGGAGGTTAAAAGAACAGGTTGTATTCGTTATCCAACTGGTAGAATACGGCATTTGGGCATAGGCGGTTCTTATGAAGATAAGACTGGGGATATCTTTAGGCAGGCGGTAAATAGTCCTATCCAAGGAGGAGCTTCTGATATAGTAGTGTACTCAATGGGTGAGTTATATAGTATTATACGTAAAAGAAAATTGCCTGCTAGGTTCATTTTAACTGTACATGACTCTGTTTTACTAGAATGTTGGGATAGAGAAGATGTTATGGAAGAGTTGCGTGGTTGTTTGGATTTGATAATGAATGATGTATTACCGAATAAATTTACATGGTTAAAGGTTCCAATGCGTGTTGATGTAAATATAGGTAGTGATTGGAGTAAGCTTAAGTAAAAAATATTTTTATAAAACGTAAAGTATTATAGGTTTTTTTGGCTCTCTAATAACAAGGGCAACTAGGAGGCATAGATGTACAATCTTGAGGCAAAGATAAAAATTGAAGTAGAGGATTTTAAATGGGAGGGGGAGCTTAAAGCTCTTCTTTGGATTGATGTAGACAACTTAGAGAAAACATTGGTTAGTCAAGCTGCTTGGACTGCTTGGTTTTGTGTGGTTCTAGGTAAAGCCTCGTCTTTACTTAAAGCTAAAGATTACGAAATGGATAAAAAGTATTCTGAGTTGTATTTAAGATACGCCCAACCGGTAGCTGGCGAGCGTATTACGGAGGCTACTATTAAGTCTAAAATACTTGTTGATAATGAGTATATTAAAATACAGAATGAATTCAATCAGTTAAGTGAGAAGGTATCTGTATTGAGTGGTATAGTAAAGGGTTTTGAGCATCGTAAAGATATGGTGGTTCAACTTAGTGCTTTACAACGAAGAGAGTTACTGTCCGGTTCGTATGATGATAGTTTTAAGACTTCAGTAGATTTGAATAAAATTCGTGGAGCTAACAAAGCATAAAAAGGAGGCTTTAAATGGCATTAGACCTAGAGAAACTTAAATCAAAGTATCAGGAGAAACAACAGGGAAATCTTAAAATTGACCGTTGGGAGCCTAAAGAGGGAGAGAATAATATACGTATTTTACCTCATTCTACTGAGTATTTTAAGGGAACAGTAGCTGAGTTTGTTTATGCGTATTTAATACATTATAATATAGGTAGTGAACGTAAGACTGCTGCTGTTTGTCCGAGAGGTAGTGTACAAGCAACAAAATGCCCTATTTGCGAGGCATCCTCGGTTTTATATAGGTCAAATGATGATAAGGATAAGGAGTTAGCGTCTGACTTATACCACAAGAAAAGATACTTAGCTAATGTACTTGACCTTGGTAATACGGAGAAGGGCGTTCAAATTTATGAGTTTGGACCCAGGGTGTATAATAAATTAATGAAATATGTTGCATCAGGTTTATTTGGCGACATTTTAGATTTAGAGAAGGGTAGAAATATTATACTATCAAAAACAATCCCGGGCGGTAATGCTAGAATGACTGAATATGATGTGATAGTTAGTCCGGAGCATACCAATATTACTAAATACTTACCTCAAGATTATTTACAGAAGATAGATGACTTGGGTAAATTAGTTCCTAAGGCAAAAAGTTATGAGGATTTGAAAGCTATTTTAGAGGGAGAAGAGGTATCTACTGATACTAGTAAAGCCAATGTAACAACTGAACATAATACTAAGCAGGAAGCAGCTACTCCGATTAAAGAACAAGTAAAGAAAGATAAT